TTTTAACGCCGCAATAGCCGCTATGGTCGCCTTGGTAGCGTCAGTAATCTTCCCAAGTTTGTCATCAAAATCAGCCTGAATTGCCGCTAAATCTTCCGCCAATTGGTCGCGCGCTTCTTTTGTGGCGTCAGCAAATTCAGTTTCGGCTTCTGCTAACGCTTCCATTAATTCTGTATTAATGCTTGCCAATGTTTCGGCTAGTTCTGCGTCTATTTGGGCTAATGCTTCGACTAGGTCGGCATTAACTTGGGCAATACTTTCGGCAAGAATTTTATCTACTTCGGCAATTGCTTCTGCCATATCTTTTTGCGCCTGAGCAATTGAAGTATCGCGGTCTTTTTCGGCTTCTGCCATCGCGTCATTGAAACCTTTATTAATTTCTTTTTGCGCCGCTAAATAATCCTGATTTTGTTTTACTAACGCCGCGGCGGTTTCTTTTTGTGCTTCTTGATACGCTTTAGTTAATTCTTTAGTGGCTAAACGTCCGCCTGTGTTCATACTTTGCGCAAGTATATTTAAACCATCTTCTGACGTGGATTCCAAATCAACAAAAGTGGCTTGTAACTCTTTAACAGTTTCAGGATTGGCGTTAAGAATAGATTCAGCCAATGAGTTGCCAATTTCGGGTCCAGAAGATACAACTTGCTCAATAAATGTTTGAGAAAATCCTTTAGCCTGTAAAGCGGCGGCGTTAGCGGCGAGTTGTTTAGCGCCTGCTAATTTATCTTTAAGGCTCTTTAAAAGACCATCAATATTTGCCGCGCCAGCCTCTTTTAAACCTTTAAATATATCGCCAACTTTAAACGCTGTGCCACTAGCAAATGCCGAACGCAAACGATTAACGGAACTCTCAACAATTGATTCAAGTTTATCTTGACCAGCCTTAGTTATTTCTGCCAGTTTATTACTGTTATCTATGGCGGCTTTTTCTAAGTCATTTTGTTTTTGTTTATTAAGTTTGCCCATAGTTTCGTTAAACTTTGTTTGTAATTCAACAATTTTATCGGCAGTATCTTTTTCAAGTTTAAGTTTTTTGGCTGCCGCGTCTTTTTCTAATTTGGCAATTTTATCTGCCGCGTCAGTACGTAACTTGGCTTTTTTATTTTCTGAGTCTTTAATTGCTTTGGCAATATCTTCGCCAGCCTTTTTATTTAAATCTTTAACTTTAGTTTGATATTTGCCTTCAAGCGAAACCATAGTATCGGCAAATTTTGTTTTAGCCTCTACAATTTTATTGTTAAGGTCAGCAACAATTTTCATATAGCCTTCGTTATTCTTTTTTGTTTCTTCTTTAGCCTTTGTTGCCGCTTTAGCGCCAGCGCCACCATCTCCGCCAGCAGTAGCGCCGCCTACGTTTGGCAAGTCAGGTATTTTAGGCGTGCTAAACGTTAATTTAATTGGCTTGTTAAGTTTGTCCAAATCTTTAGCCATACCAGTAACTTTTTTAGCCGCGCTATCAAAAAATTTACCTACGCCATCTGTTGCGGTTTCAAGTCCTTTAAGTGCTTCTTTTGCGCCACCAACGCCAATTAATGCCAAGCCTTTGAGTAACAATTTAAGTGGGCCAGTAGCAATTTTAATAAAACCTGTGGCTAAATCACCGATAACGCCAATAAGGAATCCAAATGCTTTTATGCCAACTTTTCCAATTTCAATCATTATTTTTCTAAATGGCTCACATTTGTTCCATAACAAAATAAACGCGCCAATAAGTAATACAACAGCCGCCACAATTAAACCGATTGGGTTTAATGCCATAGCGCCGTTAAGTGCTAACTGTTGCCCTGTCATTAGAGCCGTAACAGTTTTATGAATTGTGGTAATTGCCGTCCACGCTTTAGTTAGCGCCATTGAAACTTTTACCGCGGCATTATATGAGGCAAGAGCAATTGTTACTACTACAAATGCGCCAGCAAGTATAGATAGCCAAGAAGAATTTTGTTTTATCCAAGCAACTGTTTTAGTTACTATGTCCAAAAAAGATTTTAAATATGGCATAAGAGTTGTGCCTAATGTTTCGGCAACGTCAGCAAACTTTTCTTTCATTACTACCATTTGACCAGCAAATGTTTTTGTATAAGCAACCGCTTGTCCGCCAATCTTGGCGTTTAATTCTCCCATTGCTTTATCAATGGCTTGTGCTTTAGGCAAACTGGTATCTAAAGTAATACCCATTTCTTTAAATGCCTTGGCACCGCCTTGACTTGCTTTTGCCATAATCGCAGACGCGTCAGCAAGTGAAATGTTTTTAACACGCGCTAAGTCGGCAGATGTGGCAAGCAACGCTTGTGCTGAATCTAAATTACCAGTTGCGCGAAGTAGCACATCAAAACCAGCCGCCGCTTCTTCTCCACCAAATCCTAAATCAACATAAGAGCCAGTAAGTCCTTCTACTTTTGCCCGTGTTTCTGCCGTATTGACGCCAAAATTAGAAAGAGTTACGCCTAATTTATTTAAAGCCTGTTCGGCCTCGTTTGCTTCTTTAATGCCAAACGCGGCAAAACCGATAAACGCCGCGCCCATAGCAAGTACGCCAGCAGTAGCAATTTTACTCGCGTTATCTATGCCTGAAATTTTGCCGCCAGCACTCTCGGCTTGTTTGCCCATCTTGTCCAATTCGCCATCAACTTCTTTAAACTTTGCGATGGCTTGGTCGGCAATTGCCTTGATTTCAAATACGGCTGGTGGCAAGAAACTAGCCATTATTTACCACCAATCGCCATATGCTTTTGGACAATTCTAGGGGCAATTAGGCGAAACTTCGCATAAGCAGGCGACATATATGGGAACTTTTGCCCTTTTGTCCAAGTTGGCGCGCCGCCCATTTCTACGGCACGTCCGTAAATCATAGTTGGCCCAACGATTGCTTCGTACTTAGCAAAACCTTTATCGTATTTTTCGCCGCGAATAGAACGGCGCAAATTGCCTGTTCTGTTCATTGGCGGTTTGCCTGATGTAGCCACTTGCCCTTTCGGGCGTTTGCCTTGAATTTCTTCTTTGGCTAATTGAATTAAAGTTGTCATCATTTCATCACGCGTTGCGCGTGCGCCAGTATCAATTGACTTGGTGGCTTTGCCTACGGCGTCACGCACCAATTTAATGTTGCTGGTTATCATTTTCAACCTTTTTCACTAACGCCGAAATTGAGAGCAACCAATCCAACTTGGCGGCTGGTTGCTCATCAACTTCTAACGGTGTCCAGCCAAATTCTTTAGCACAAACATAGTAAAGCCATTCTTCATCAGGATACGTAAAGGCTTCGTGGCGTTCGCCGCCTTCAAGTAACCATCTTAATCGTTGGAGTCGCCGAAAGGGCTTTCAGGGTCTTTTTCCGATTCATCAGTTTGTGCCGTTTGTGGGAACAAAATCTTTTGCGCGGCTTTTGTGGCGTCAGTTAAGGCGTCATAGTCAGCCATTTCCATTTCATCAATAGACGAAATGCGAATAGACGGGATAATTAAATCCAACGTCCAAGATTCAACCAAAACGGCAATTAATCCGTCAGTAAGAGAAAGTGCTTGCATAATGCCTTCTTTGGCATTAGAGGCGTTAGCAAAAATCTTCTTGCGGTCTTTAACGCGTAACGTAGATGGGTCGCGTAGAACGACCTCTGCGCCACTTGGTAACTTGATAGTTTGCTTTTCCATTTTTTTCCTTCCATCGGTATGCCTTCCGATTCTAACTTAAAAAGGGTGCTAAGGGGCGGTAACAAGGAAGGCGGTTGTCACAACGCCCCTTAGCACTTATTTTCTGACCTTACGCGTAAGTGCCAGAAGCCTTTGCGTTCTGTAATACCCACTTAATTGGCGCATATCCACCGCTTGCGCCGTCATCTGTGGTGTTTGCTTGTGCGTTGAACTCAATCGCAACGCTAACAAAATCATCTCCACGTTCAATGACCGCCGCTGTGTAGGCGCCCTTTGTAATCGTGGCTTGAATTTGTACCAATGACGCGCCTGTTCCATATGACCAGTTAAGGACGATTGCTGGCTGTACGTTAGTCAAGAAGTTTGTTAGTTGAGTATCATTTTCCATTACAAACTTAACGTTGCCTGTAACTTCAAGTGCGCCAAGGAATACCTGATATGGATTCTGTGTGTTAGAAATGCCATAAATAGGTGTAACGCCGCGTGTCATTTCAATTGAGCCTTCCATCGCTGTTGCTACGGAAGAACCGCCAATTGAAACTGTGCCGCGCCAAACTGGCGTTGGCAATACAGTTGAGAAAGTTGGTGTTGGGTCAGCAACTGTGCTGGAAGCCCAACCAGTTGTTTTAACGTCATATTCCAACATTCCGTCCGCGTTAAACTTCAATGAGAAGTCCGAGAACTGACAACCAGGGTATGAACGCACATCAACGGCATAAAAGTCGGTGAGTGTGTAAGAGATTGGCTGAACATCAACATCACTTGTTAGGCTGTTTAGCAAACTAATGGTGTGAGTAAATGGCGCGCTCGCGCCTGTTGTGGCAACTGAGCCTAAAAGTCCAGCAAGTCCATATCCAATAGTGTCGGCAAATACAGCGCCGCCAAAATCAAATGTAGAACGTGTACGACCTTGAATATAGGCATAATTTACAACGTTAGAGCCACGCAAGCCTGTATCGTAAAGTGGGTCCACAATATCTACTGGCTTTAGGCTGTCTTTTGCTACTGGGATAAAATCTGTTGGCGCAACTACTGTGCCTTTTGTTACTTCTTTGGCGATTCCTATATAGGAACGAACGGAATTTTGTACGGACATTTATTCACTCTCCTGCGGTAAGTCTGTGGCGACAGACGTGGTTGTTGGCTTGGTTGTTGGCTTAATTGTCGCAGTTCCTGTGCTTGTCACAACATCTACGGCAACAAAGTTTTCGGGTGCGTCAAATTCCTCGCCGGGCTTTACGACAATGCCAAGCGTAGGAAACACACGTTCATCTGTTCCATTATATTTATATTTCATTGTTTCTCCTTATGCTTGAATCATTTGCGTAACAGCAAATTGTAATTCGGCAAACGTTTCCGTTGCCCCTTCTTTATTGGTATTCGGTTCACCATAAAAGGCGTCAATTATTGGCTCCGCGCCTTGCCAAACTAAAGTGCCACTTGTGTCACCAAAGTTGTGGTCGGAACGTAATCTTTCTTTTATGGCGTCAATAAGTGTATCAAAATCGTCCATCGCCGCCGTTGAATCGCGGTGTAGGGAGTGTTGAAATATTTGTAAAATAACTGTGTAATCAATCCGCTTCCAACCGCTGTGAGAGCCGCCAATCGCCAAGCGCGTTTCAGTTTCTTGCTGAATAAAAACCACGCAAGCCGCACGTGACATTTGCCCTGCTTGCGCATTAACTTGAAAATTAATGTTTTTGGGAAAAGAAGTCCAAACTTGGTTAAGAGTTGGCACAGGCGGATTGCCAATAAAACTTGATAGTTGCGCGCGTACGGCAGCGCGACCTGTAAGCGTTGCCATTAACGAACGCGGCGATACAGGCTCACCATCTCCAATGCCAACGCAATTTCGCTTCCGTAGCGTTCTGCGCCTGTAATGTTTCCACTTGGATTAACTGTCACGCCCATAGTCATAGAACTATCGCCACGC